CTCTAGAATCTCCGCGCCGTTAGTCTTGTACCAACGCACTTTCTCAGTGGTAAATGTCCGCTTGCCGTGAATAAATGGGCGGTCAAATAGACCTTGCGCTCTGTTTTGGTCAACGATGCCCCAATATTCATCCTCAGTTACCAGGCCAGCGCCTTCAACCATCAGCTTGCTAGTGGTTTGTTCCTCTTTGACCCAATATTCCCCGATTCTTACGGTGTCCTTAGTCACCCAGGCGGAGTAATTGTTATCACCGATACCATGCGCGGAGAAATCAACCAATGCAGCCTTGGGGTACTTTTCCTCAAACTCCTCTTTTGGGATTTCAGAGGTAATCAGCACCCGTTCAGCATCTTGTCCGCATGGGTCTAATGCATTTGGGTCGATATATACCGTAAAGATATTCTGGATAGGCTCAATGTAAATCTCTTGTTTATTGGTTTCCTCATCTTCAATATCAGTAATGACGCGCCAATATCCAACCCCTGCAATAACTTGATTCTCGTTAGCTGTGAAGTAAGCAATATCCGCATTGGATTGGTATTCGATATGCCGGATAATTCCGTTCAATACTTCGGCAGTCTTTACATCGGCCTTGTCATCTACCGGGTGAACTTTGATGCTGGGGGGATTCTGCCGTACATCATTGGTAATCTGGTGAACGTGCAATGGCAGTTTGTTGATGGTCAGGCATGGTCTAGCGCCATTTGGGTCTGATTCCCTCAACCGGCGGAGCGCGTCCGGCCATTGCTCCCCGTTATAGAAGCGGATATCGTCAAGCCAACGTTGGCGATTATCCATATCCTGGGACGAGGCAAGGTCATAGAACGCTTTAACCTCCGCTATGAGCTTGTCGTCTTTTGCCATGTTTATCCTTATGCCCCAAGCCAGCCATTAGCCCCTTGGTATTGTCTTAGTGGTATCTTGCGTTCAACCATTGGTTTCTGCGCCCGCCTTACGCCTTCGCAAGCGTATCTAAGCGCATCTATAACGTGGTTGTCTTTATCTTCCAGCACCGGAAGGATTTGATTGGTCAGCGGGTCGCTTTTGTATCGATACAAAGTTAGTTCGTCAATCGTATGCTGACAGCGCGGGTGAACTACGATATCAAAACTCTTGAGAAACTCCACGCCTTCTTCAATCGACTTAGCGCCCTTTATTGCTGAGTTAATCTTGGGGAAACCATGCTTTTGCATGTAGCTGATAGTCTCGGGCCGTGCAGAATCAGCAGTAATAAACCAGCGTTCAGACTCAGGAACACGCCTAAACAAGTCTGGCAGTTGATCTATCTCGCAGCCAACCATGTAGGCTTCATAATCAACGTAGAGCTTGCGGCCTTCAAGATAGCATCTAACCAACACACTTGGGTCAGTAGCAAAGCCCCAATCAGCACCGAGGCGGAATGTTGCACCATTAGGCGCTTCAAACTCCTCAACAGTCCAATTCTTGAATACCCTGGCTTCTGAGTTTCTTACATACTCGCCGAGCCAGACGTGAGCAAACTTGTCCGGGTCGCGCCTCTGGTCGTATTCAATCTCAGCCTTTAGTACATCAGGCAGCCAAGGGTTGTCCCTATAGTTAGCCTGAATCACTACTGAATCAGGTGGCGGATTATCACATCTCAGCAACGCATCAACAGGATCAGAACTGTTATTCGGATTCCAGCTAAACCACAATTCAGAGTTAGGCTTGCGAATTGTCGGGCGTAACAGGTCAAGACTTCGTTGGCTTAAACTCTGCGCTTCTTCAACCCATGCAACATCATAGCCTTCGAGCGATTTAATCGAATCCGCTGTATGATTCTGCATCCCCTGGAATATAATCATTCCGCCATGCGGGGCTTTAATAATCGATTCTTGAACCTCGAACATATCCGATACGCCAAGGTCGTTAATCTTTAGCTCTAGCAGTTTTTTGACTGACTGTTGCAATGTCCTTTGCACTTCACGAATACAAACTGCGTCAGTTTTGCGTAACAAGCAGCGCTCAATTAGCAACTCAGCAAAAAAGTGTGATTTGCCAGAACCTCTTCCGCCATGCAGGCCAAGATATCTGCCGCCATTTAATAGCGGCTCAAATACTTTAGGCGTTTGTATCGTTAGCGTTGACGATGACACGTTGAATTAGTTGGAGTGGGTTTTCAGAATCACCAGAAAGCATTACAGCCTGGGCAGACTTTCCATCTAATCTGTCTCCCAATTCCTTGATTGCGCCCAAATCGCCTTCTTCTGCTTTGGTCAATAAAGCCTCTGCTATTCGGCGCAATCTCTCAGCATCAGACTGAACAACGGCTCTGCGGATTGTTTCAGCCCATAGCCTATTGTTTTTGCTAGAGTTAGTATTCCCATCTGGTGCGCCCGCCATGATCTCTATTGCTTTCCTTTGTCATTGGTTCTTTGGGTTTCTTATTGCCCATGAAGATACGGTCATAGTTATCTGAATATGCTTTGCTTGGTGGCTTGCTAATAATGCTATCGCCGGTTACATCATTCTTTGCGGTCTTATCATCCATCAGATTGAATCGCCTTTAATCTCATTCTTTGGCTGGCTAACGGTTTCTGGAATTACATCCTTATGGAAATTCTTTTCCGGCAGTTCCGTAAAGTCTCCGCCATCCCATTCAATCCGAACCATCTTATGCTTGGTCAGCGTCCAAATGCCCCTGAGATATTGCTTATCGATACGTTGGGCAACGCATTTGTAATACCCTGGCTTGTCTGACTGCTGGTTGGTAAGAACTATCCTTACTTCTGGATTGAACATCGTTACCATCACAGGAGTGTCGGCTCTTGCTGGCGCTGGAAACAGGATAAACACCAAGGCAAATAGAATTACCACGAATGCCGCAATACTTAATCCGCCAAGAATAGCTATCAGCCATTCCTTGCCGTTGTTCCACTCTACATTATCGCTCATTCCACCTCCGCAAATTCAGGGTGCTTGGTAAACTTTCTCTCTAGGTAACTCAGTGATAGAGCCATTTCATCAAACGTGCCATCTTTAACGTCATTAAGCTGGTATATGCCGCGCCAGTGTTTATTGCCTTGGTCGCCTAAATAAGACTCTGAATGTGGATACGCTGAACCGCAAATGATGGCGGTCAATTCTGAACCGTCTGCTCTTTTGGAGTATGCGATTTGTCGCCCTTGCTGATGCCCTGCAAAGCATGACATATGTAATTTGCTTAATAGTGCGTTTGCGCTGCATATTGGCCTACCCATTGCGCCAGATACAAAGTAGTGCGAGTACGCAATACCATCGATGACGACAACACGCAGGAAGGGATAGACTTCCCATCCCCAACTTTCGTAAGCGAGGTCTGCAATTGATATAAGTCCGTCTAGTTTGGGGTCGAGGTTAGCTGCACTAGTAATTCGATCTTCATGGTTCCCCAATGTCATTACGAGGCGAGGCTTCCATTGCTTGTCTTTATTGCGGATTAGCCTTGATTGCTCTGCCTTGATCGGAGCCATCAGGGTTGCCATGCCCTCATGCACCGCCTCAATATCGGTGTTGTACCGTCTGCCTTCAAATGCCTTTGTGCCTACGTCATAACTTGACAGGCTTGGCATATCGGCAAAATCACCAATACACACGATTACGTCAGGTTTCTTTTCTGCCGCCCATTGTCCTATGTGGGATAGGTAACCTAGGGATATTCCCGGCTTGACCTGCGTGTCAGGAATTACTAAATGCTTCATCAGGTCAACAGGTCAGTTGCTACTGCTTGGCACATCCCCGCAAGCTCATAGATGCTTGTCTCAGGGGGTGCGATGTATTGAACGAATCCATCTTCGTCCAGCCACATGATGAGCGCGTTATCCACGCCGCATTGATTGGCAAGTTCTATCTGCGTCTCAAAGTTGCTCTTGCGTAGCTTGACTACGTTGTCAGTCATAGATATGCACCTCTGACCGATAGCAACCGTCACTTAGGATGTTCCCGCTTTCCTCATCCTCTGATGGTCGGCCTAGCATTGACTTAACGTCATAGCCAAGCATCATGTAAATGTCAGTAGGAATGTTTTGCAGCGCCACATAATCTTCACGGCGCTTTGCAAGAGTTATCAAGTCCTCCCAAAACTCAAGCATCCCGTTATAGTTTTCTTGTTCTGACATTTCCTCGGCGCAATAAAAAAGCCAGCGCAATGGCTGGCTTGGAATAGGGGGCTGCGTTTCTTTCGCGCAAGGCTCTCCCCACACTTTCATTTTACCAGAATGGAGGTAGCTACCCCAAAACTCAGACGATATTGCGCTTAACCATTCCATTCCACACCCCCCGATATGCCATCTCAAGGATTTCCTCGTCAGTCAGCCGATTGCTGTTAATCACTGCAGGGAGTTGTCCGGTAATCACCAGAATTGCGTTTTTCTGCCGATCAGGTAGCCCGTAGATAATCGCTTCCATCGCGTGAACTATCCGCGAATCCTCTTGGTCTGATAGGTCATCGAATGAACTCACCGAGCCTCCGCTAGAGAATCCCATCGCTTTCTTTGGATACCCTAGCCGCGCAGAATCGCGATAGCTGTCGGCGTACTCTTTCCACATGAATAAGTAAACTCGTATGAGTTCAATATTCATTTTCATCCAATACATAACCTAAACACGCACCAATCGCCGCGCATATAGAAACAGAAAACAGCATATTTGATAGATCCTTCCCCCTTACAAATTCCCCTCCACTAACCCAATAAATGAAAATTCCCCATAGGCAAACAATGATGGGAAATATATATACTTTTCCCATCATCACTCTCCCGCCATCGCTATCAGCAAGTCAATGAAATGCCGCGCCTTCTTCAAATCCTCTACTCCCCCCTTGTCTTTGTAGCGGGTGACGTACTTCACAATGTTTCCCGCGCAGAAGTCC